GGTAGGCTACAGAGTCGCCTACCGAGTTAGGTGTAGAATCAACCGATGACTTATCCGATAATTTGGAAAGGCCTTTATGACTCAATGCTTTCAGGGTGGAAACACGTTTTGGATCCATATTTTTCAGAGTGAAACTATGATTTGTTGAATTAAAATGCAAAGAGGGAATAGCTGTGATTTCATTCGCTTCCTTGTCATATATCAAATCTTTGGTTTTGGACAATTTGCTTTTTTCTAGACAATCCACAAAGAACGATTTAAGAATTTTAACATCTTTCATAGGAAATCCATGTTCTTTACCGTATTTTTCAGCGAACATATGTAATTTTTGTATTTTGACCGTTTTATCTAATTTATTCCATGATTCGGTTTTGTTATTATTTTTTTCCGTTTCTAACATCAAATCCATCGCATTCAGTGTTAATTCAGTCTTGGCAAATACAGTTCCTGAATTGGATGTATTGCTATACATTTTGGGTGTAGAACGAAATACCATTTTATCATCTTGCTCTTTCTTCTGTTTCGTCTTGGAATCTTTGATTGCGTTTTCCACGCGTACAATCTCGTTGGTAGGAATAGGAAATGGGAACATGTTTATATCGATTTAGCGTTCTGTATTACTATAATATAAGAGGTTGGTTCTAAGCACTTTTCGAAAAAGGCTTTAACTGTTCTTTGATTTGTTAACAAATGTTATTTGTTTGATAATTTATAAAAACACTATTAAAATCACTCGTAAATACCTATATACAGACATAATATAACTATATATTGTAATGTAACAAAAGTTTGGAAGTTCTTTAATTACCAAGTAACACAAAAACTCCAACGTGTTTCCTAATTTACGAAAACCAAGTAAATTATACTTCCTTGCAGGAAATTTTCGATGGATGGCAGGAAAAACACAAAAATGGTACCTTTTTTGTGGTTTAAAAAGGTATCCCGTCTTCGTTCTAGGGCGGTAAACGAACAATGCAGATAGTACCCTTTCAGGGGCTTCTAAACTGAAGTATTTGTGAATGTTTTTAGAACGGAATAAACATACATATGGTATATATACACCAATGCCTAACCGAACGTATATCGAATTCAGCAATCCTGTAAGTGTAAAAACATCATCGAAATTGCCCAAACAAATGAGTATGAACATCTTGTTTACGGATAATTCAAAAGTATGTTACAAACCTCATAGTTTATCCGTAGGTGGAGTCGGTACGGTACGTAATTCACGTTCCAAGTCATATCGAACCTAAATATATATTATGGACAATAATTCAACCACAAAATATGTATCGATGGTCAGGGGGCTGAATGCCTCTGCACTACTAACTTCGGTCGGTGACCTGAGAAGTTTGGAATTGATAACCCCCAAGAGTAAAAAAACATCCCAAGAACAAAAAAATAAGGAGTCAGATGCCTACACTTCGTTCTCGGCATCATCCCATGATGCTACGAAAAAAAAAACACGTTTAGTCACCGATACCAAATCTTGGTTAACCAATGTGACAAATCGAAAAATCAATTTGCATGATCCAGAAATTCAGTGGAGTTGTTTGACGAATACGATAGAATATCCGATAATTGAACGCCAAATACTGAATAAAATTCGTGGATACAAATCCCAAGATATGGACAAGGGAATCTACCAAGAAGAACAGTTTGTGACCTATCCGTTCGTTTATGCATTGATACAAGAATATAAAATGCAATGTTTTTATTGTAAAGAGTCGACTATGATTTTGTATGAATGTGTACGTGAACCGAAACAATGGACTTTAGAACGAATCGATAATTCAGCCGGTCACAATTGTGGTAATGTACAAATCGCATGTCTTCAATGTAATTTACGTCGACGTACGATGTTCCAAGAAAAATATATATTGACCAAACAAATGATGATTGTTACGAAACTTCTCTGAATATCGTATAATAATATATCTGACAATATCTACAATATAATAGGAATACATCGGATGAAAACACCCAGACTAATCATAACAGTGGGTATCATGATTTTGGTATTGTATCTATTATCTTTACTCTGGTTTTTTTGTTTAAAAAATTATACGAAATTCCCCCAAGAAAAGATGACTTTATTACAATCCCCATCGGTAATTCCACTGAATATTTTTCAAACATGGCACACCAAAGACTTACCCCCATATATGAAAAAATGTGTTCAGTCGATCCAAGACTGTAATCCGGAATTCAAATATTTTTTGTATGATGACCAAGAATGCCGTGATTTTATTTCCAGAAATTTCGATGTAGAAGTATTGTACGCTTACGATTCTCTTATACCCGGTGCATACAAGGCGGATTTATGGCGATATTGTGTTTTATATAAATATGGTGGTATATACATTGACATCAAATACCAATGTGCCAATGGATTCAAATTAATACAACTAACCGACCAAGAATATTATGTTAAAGACCGTGAACAGAATCGTAATGGTATTTATAATGCATTTATGGTATGTAAGGCGGGTGAACATATCATGGAGAAATGTATCAATCAAGTAGTGGAAAATGTGCGTAACCGATTTTATGGGAAAAGTGCACTGGATATTACTGGTCCGAACATGATGACTTCGTTGTTTACCAACAATGAACTCCGTAATCTAGTTATTTTGTATTTACATAACAATGGAAAAGATATCGTATACAATGGTACGGTAATATTGTCAGCTTATCCAGAATATAGAATAGAACAAAAAAAATACCAAAAAACATTACATTACGATGATTTGTGGAAAAAACGTGAAGTATATGTATAGAAGTATTGCAAGTATTGTAAATAGATATGAGAATATTTACACTGGATGAACCCTACGAAGCACGTGTAAAAGAAAATTTGGCCAAGATCTGTCTGATTGATCATATGATATCTAAGAAATTCAAATATAAGGGTAATAAGATCTTACATATAGTCTATACCAATTATATTAGTAATCACCAAGAAATTCTTGGAAGACCACTGTATGACGCATTTACCGAGTATTTTAATTCGGAATTGACGATGAATATCAATGATCGATTGATAAATATGATTCGTATGGCAACGTTTACGCCAGCCGTTTATGATTTATTGAAAGAATTTTATTCCTTATTTTTGGTAGAATAGGCGAAAATACGGCGTCCAAACATATACAAATATTGTGTAAGAATAGTTGTATATGAACAATAAAACGTATTCGTCTTGGTTACCTATTCTGGTCGCGTTTATTATTACTGGAAGTATATTATATTACCAACTAGCGTATGCGCAACGAAAAATCCCCCTACGGGTATTTCAGACGTGGCATACTCATGATTTACCACCATTGATGCGACAATGTGTGGAACAAATGCGTGAACAAAATCCAGAATTTGAATTTGAATTGTATGATGACCAAGAATGTCGCGAGTTCTTGGTCAAATATTTTGATTCAAGAGTAGTAGAAGCGTACGATCGCTTGGTACCCGGGGCTTTCAAGGCGGATTTATGGAGATATTGTGTATTATATATTCATGGTGGTATTTATATGGATATCAAATACAAATGTATAGGTGATTTTCGGTTGTACGACTTGGTAAAATCCACCTGCTGGTGTGGTTGTCGTAAAGATGCATGGATCTATGAAAATGATCCTCTCTTGGTGTATACGGGACTCTTGGTACGTCCACCCAAATGTCCCAAGATGTGGAATTGTATATGGAAAATAGTGGAAAATGTCCAAACCAATGAATATGGGCGTACGTTTACTTCTCCTACCGGTCCGGATCTCTTGGGCAATTTTTTCTTGGAAAAAGAACGAAAATATATACGTGATACCAGTCGCAAAGACAAGGGCAAGATATTGTATTATTATGATGATAAATCCGGAACCAACAACACCAGGTGTGGTCATATACAATGTGCCAAAACCGGTAAAATACTATTATCACACTATCCGGAATATCGTGTGGAACAGACTGAATATGGGAATACGGAATATTGGATAGATTTATGGTTTCAAAGAAATATATACAAATCGGTGGAAAAGAGTTAGAAACAAATTGTGGGTTGAATATACAGAACAAATAGCATGTTGGACAATCATGCACATATTCAATCCAAATTAGATTTTTTTATCTCTTCCAAGAAGATTCCGAATATTATTTTTCACGGATCATCCGGTTCAGGTAAACGAACGATTACTGACAATTTTTTGTACAAAATCTATGATGGAAATCGTGAAAAAATGAAAAAACAAATTATGACGGTAGAATGTAGTCATGGGAAAGGAATAAAATTTATACGCGAGGATTTAAAATTCTTTGCGAAATCACATATACAATCCAATCAAGGTGCTAATTTTAAATCCATCGTATTGTTAAATGCAGATAGTCTGACAATAGATGCACAATCCGCACTAAGACGATGTATTGAATTGTTTAGTCATAATACGCGTTTTTTCATAGTAGTAGAAAACCGTGAACGATTGTTGAATCCGATATTGTCACGTTTTTGTGAAATATATGTGTCACCTTTTGTATTACCCATAAAATATAATGAATCTCAAACTCTTCCAAACTCCTCCAGCGACATTGTCGCCGGAGGAGTTAGTAGTGAAAAGGCTGAAAGCCCCTTGCCGGTGGTATCATCCCCTGACCAAACAAAATACCAAGAAATATGTAAAAAATATGTGTCAGACGGTGAAGATTTCAATGAGACAGCCAAACAGTTAATCAATGATGCGACAGAATGGTGTGAGGCAGGATATTCGGCTTTGAAATGGATTGAATGTCTACGATCAACCGAATCACCCAAGAAAACGATGATAACCATGTGTTATCATAAAATCAAGCCGGATTTCCGATCGGAAAAATTGTTGGTTTATTATACCATGTATTTCACATTCGTGAGTTCAAACGATGATTTGGAGAATATCTTGGTATCATAAATATCAATGGACGATTTTGTCTTAACCAATCTCCAAGATTCTCGCAACGAATGGTGTAGTCGTTTAGTAAGTATTTTTTGTCCCTTGGTAATTGAAGGAATGAAATCGATTTTTAACGAAGCATGGAAGATATGCATAGATACGAACGAACCGGCCAAATATTTAATGACCTATCAGAATTTTTTGTCACGTGTACCCAAGTGGAATTCGGTGATCGTGGAAGAAGAGCGTAAACGTATTATTGAACGAAGTGGTTGTAATTATTTAGAAGATTTGATCACATGTGTACATATTATTCAATTGAAAGTATTAACCTGTATTCGGGTAGGAAATAAACAAAAGAAAATCGATATTACCATCCCTAAATTGGATCATTTCATTCATAAAGTATATATCCACGTAGCACGTAAAATTTATATGAATATTTATCTGTTTGAAAAGAACATTACCCCGTTACAAATGCAAAAAAATGGACGTGAACTCGAAATCATTGTCCAAGAATGTATTTTAACCACCATACGCGAGAGTATTCCCACGGAAGAAATCATACGAGCCTATATGGATGAAAGTATTGAACACGAGGAAGAAGTCACCATCGAGCCGTTTGCGGAACCCGTGGTAGTGGACACTACCGAAAATCAAGGTGAAGACGAACGTAGTACCGATATATTACCATCGTTACAGGACGATTTACCTGTTATAAAACCAAGTATTCAAGATTTAGATGACAAAGAAGTGGTAACCAAACTATCATTTGATGATGTAGATATGGTATTGGATAGTACGAACAAAATAATACCGGTAAATGCCCCCAAGACATTGGAACGATTGGAAGAAATCAGTATATCAAATGCTTTACAAAGAAAATTAGAAGAAGAAGATGATATGGAAGACCGCATACAAATACATACGGATAATTTAGATTTTGGTGATTTAGGCATATTGGATTTGAACCATGACCACGAAAAACCAAGATCAATTATGCGAAAAGATGACAATGATTCTGTGGATATGTCACTACTTGGTATTGAACATATTTGAGAAGTTGGCAAGGGGGTCTGGCAAGGGGGTCAGAGACCCCGAAGGGGGTCTCAACCCTTGAGCACCTTCGGTGCTCTGAGGGCTTCCGTTCCTTGTAGCCTCTGCACTACTAACTCAGAAGGTGACCGTAGGTCACCGGAAGAGTTTGATGCGTTTTAATTGATGATATCTGATGTGTAAATTTCGTATATCAGATATCATAACATAATGGATATTGTAGTACCGATTTTTATTAGTTTATTGTTCTTCTTGGTAAAATTCATTGAAATGAAATACATTAACAAAGAAGTGAAACCGTTAAAATTTATGATCCGTGACACGTTGATTGTGTTTGTCGTATCGATGAGTAGTATTTTTTTGTACGGACGA